GATAATGGAAATTCATTAGGTCCGACTGATCCAGATGCAGGTCCGATGTCGCCTGGTTCTACAGATCTTGGACCTCCAGGCGATTGTACAAGAAAAAATATAGGAGCATCATCTGCAATAGGTGAATCAAATAACGATCCAGGAGCAATTAGTAGTAGAGAACAACAAAATACAGATGGCTTTTCTTATGGTACATATCAAATATCTACAAAGGTTGGTAGAATGCAAGAGTTTATTGACGCTTTAAATAATCCTAATGGATTGGGTGGTAGAGATCCTAAGTATTTAGAATACGGTAGAAGATTAAACGAAGCCGGCGGTAATTCAGCAGCAGCAAATAGAACTACATTATTTGAAAGAACTTGGAAAGAAATGGCTTATGATAATCCAAGTGATGGAAGTTCTTTTGCTCAAGCACAACATGATTTTATACAAGCAACACATTATGATGTTGCAGTAGAAAAACTCAAAGCTGCAACTGGTATCGATCCATGTGCAAGAAATAGAAGTAACGGATTGCAAGATGCAATATGGAGCACCTCGGTTCAACACGGCCCGCATGCAGTTACAGGTATTGTAAAGAACGCGCTTGCAAGAACTGGTAAAACGGCTGAAACTGTAACTGATGCAGAATTAATTTCAGCAATATACGATGAACGCATGTCAGATAATGGATTTACTTATTTTCACGGATCAACCCCTGGCATCAGAAAAAACATAGTTAAAAGATTTAAAAGAGAAAAACTTCTAGTTTTGCAAGAAGCAGATAAAACATTAGAAAATTTAGCCACTGAAACAGCTTCGAGTACTGCAAGTGTAAAAGGATTTTATGGTGGATAATGCCAGAAATATGTAGACAAGATGATACTTTAAATACCGGTCATGCATGCGATGCAACATCAACTCTTGCTGCGCCTGGTCAAACTAAAGTATATGCAGAAAATAAATTAGTTGCACGTAAAGGAGATAATACTAATAGTCATAATACTCAAACTGGTACTGATGAAGATGGAGATCCGATATGTACACCACATACTGCATCAATAAGTGGTAGTTCATCTAAAGTTTACGTAGTTGGTGAATTAGTTGCAAGAGTTGGAGATGCAGTAGATGCCGGTACTTTAACGTCTGGATCTTCAAAAGTCTTTGCTGGTTAGTATAAATACAAGTTAAAAGGAGAAAGTTAATGTCGTGCACATGCAACGGAAAATGCAAAAAGTGTAATCATGACTGTCATTGTGAAAAACAATGTGAAGAGTGTGTTAATGATGTTTGTACTGGTTGTGAATGTGAAAAGTGTAATTGTTAATGCCTAGAGTTTTTTCACAAGAAGACGGTGGTTTAGATAACGCAGCCATAGTTACAAGCCGAAAGAAAGTCTATAAAGATATAGATCTTACTTTTGCTGTGAGAACGATGGGTGATGTTTTTAAAAAAACAGATGCAGCATCAGTTAAACAAGCTGTAAAGAATTTGTTATTAACTAATCATTTTGAAAAACCCTTTACACCTTTCTTTGGCGGCAATTTGCACTCTTTCTTGTTTGAAAACATTGAAGATTTAGACGAAATGGAAATTATGGATCATGTAAGTGCTGCGATAAACAATTACGAACCAAGAGCAATTATGAGATCACTACAAGCTAAGGCGCGACCTGATAATAATTCTATAGAATTAATTATAAGATTCCAAATTATTAACACATTTGAAAACGTAGAATTAAATGTAGAACTTACGAGGTTAAGATAATGGCTACAACAATCAAATCATCGGGTTTAGATTTTGACACGATAAAAGAAAATTTAAAAAATTATTTTGCACAACAATCAGAATTTGCAGATTATGATTTTGAAGCTTCGGGTTTAAACAATATATTAGATGTTCTTGCATATAATACCCATATCAACGGTCTAACCGCGAACTTTGCATTAAACGAAGCATTTTTAAATACTGCACAATTAAGATCATCTGTATTATCTCATGCTGCAAACTTAGGTTATTATCCAAGATCAAATACGTGTTCTCAAGCAGTTGTTAACATAACCGCAAATACAACCGATACCATTACAGGAAGCGCAACGCTTCCAAGATTCAGTTCTTTTTCAACATCAATTGACGACGTTACTTATACTTTTAGCACGACAAGTGAAACAAGTGCACTGAATGATGGATCAGGCGGATTTACATTTAAAAATCCAGATGGAACAAGTAATATTGTTATTAAAGAAGGAATACAAAAAACTAAAACATTTTTAGTTGGTAATCAATCTGACAATGCAGTTTATATTATACCTGATACAAACGTAGATACCTCAACACTTGTTGTTAGAGTGTTTGATAATGTGGGTTCACAAAGTTTTACTGAATTTGCAGATATTCGTAATGCTGTTAATATTACACCGACTTCGAAAGTTTATATTGTAAGAGAAGCTCCTAATGGTTTTTATGAATTAATATTCAGTGAAGGTAATGTATTAGGACAAGCTCCAGTTGCTGGTAATCAAATTGTCGCGACTTATCTTTCAACAAAAGGTGGAACTGCAAATAACGCATCATCATTTACTGCAATCAATAAGATATCAATAGGTGGTGCGAATTATAATTTAACTACAACAAAGGTTTCAAATTCAGCTGGTGGTGCAGATAAAGAATCACTTGATTCAATAAAGTTAAATGCACCTACTGCATTTGCAGCTCAGCAAAGAATGGTTACTGCCGAAGATTATAAAACATTAATCATTGGAAGATACAATAACGTTTTAGATGATGTTATTGCATGGGGCGGTCAAGATAATATACCTGCAACATTCGGAAACGTTTATCTAAGTTTAAAATTTAAAGATGGTATTGCTGCAAACATACAACAAGAAACAAAAGATTCGATTAAATCAAATTTTGCTGCTAACTTATCGATAATGTCAATCGATACTGAGTTTGTTGACGCAACCGAAACGTTTATGGAAGTTAACGTTAAATTTGATTTTGATCCGGATTTAAGTGGAGATACTGTAAATTCTACACAAATTAAAATTAAAAACAAAGTCGGTGAATTTTTTGCGGCTAACTTAGGATTGTTTGGAAGAACTTTCAGAAGATCTGCATTATTGTCTGAACTTGATGCATTATCACCAGCGGTTTTAAATAGTAGTGCAACTGTTAATCTACAAAGAAGAATATCGGCACCTACAGATTTTCAATTTAATGTTTCAGCGCCGGTATCAGTAGAATTTCCTGCAAGACTTGCATTACCAGACGATGAATTACATATTGTTAATTCGTCGATCTTTACATTTAATGGAGTTTTAGCAAGACTTCGAAATAAATTAGGTACCACAACATTAGAAATCGTTGACGTTAACACGAGTGGTGTACTAAATGAAAACGCTGGAAGTTATGATCGTTTAAATGGTACAGTTCGTTTAGATGATACTTTTAATATTAGTGCACATGAAGGTGCTTTTATTAAAATAAGTGCAACACCTGATAATCAAAGTACGGTGAAACCATTAAGAAGTCACATTCTAAAATATGATAGAGATACTTCTCTTTCTGCCGGTACTATCGATACTCAAAATACATTAGCGGTAATTACAACATAATATGGCTCATACAGTAAAAGATTATAATCGGAGAAATATAACTTTAACAACGTCTAAAGTTGGTGAAGTTGTACCTGAATATTTTGGTGAAGAAAATTCTAAATTAATTCAATTTTTAGAAAAATATCAAGATTTTTTAGACAGCGATCAAGCAAATGGTTTTGGTTACAAGATTAAACAACTTATTCATGCAAGAGATGCAGATAGAGTTGATGAAGAAGAACTTGATTCAATCATTGAAGAAATAGGTAATGGATTAAAATCGGCATCATTCTTTCAAAAACCAAGATTAATGACTAAACTGCTTGGTGATTATTATAGAGCAAAGGGATCATTTAACTCAGCTCAAGGTTTTTTTCGTGGTTTTTTTGGTTTAGAACCTGAAATAAGTTATCCTAAAAAAGATATATTTACAATTGGTGAATCTAATATTGGATTTGAAGCACAAAAGTTTTTAGTAAATGCTGGCATCTATCAAGTCTTTTCAATACTAATTAAGTGTGGTATATCTACATTAGATTATGAAACATTATATAAAAAGTTTGTACATCCTGCAGGATTTCATTTTGCAGGTGAAGTTATTGCGGTAGACGAAGGTGCATTAGATGTAGGAGTTCCAAGCGGAGAATTTCTTATTGATCCTCTTGAACCCGATAGTCCGGATTTAAAAGTTGTAGATCAAGCATATGTTACACCTCTTACTGGTTTCAGATCAGATGGGACAGTGCAACAAGACGTTGCGCCTACTATACCATTTAGAGAACTTACAATATTACAAGATTCTGGCGGTGATACTACCTATATAACAAATGATACTTATAGAATTGATCCGTACGGAACTTCAATAACAGATATTCTAACATTAGTATCAGGTAATTTAAATAAATTTTATTCGAATATTGCAGAAATACTTACGCCTAACTCATTTACGTTTGATGATAGTGATACCGGTTTAACTGCAGCAAATGCAAGACCTGATTTCTCATTAACACTAGAAACAATGGATGATGATAAGTTTACAACATATTTGAGCGATTCTGCATATTAACCTTTATAAATAACATAAATCAAGAGTGAAACATGGCAAAACAAGTAATAGCAACAGGTAGCGCAGCAAACGACGGAACCGGAGATACACTACGATCTGCTGGTACGAAGATTAATTCTAATTTTACAGAATTATACGATATGCGTGGAAGAGTAACTAAAACAGAAACTACTGCCTCTATTAATAATGGAGATCAAGATAAATTAACTTTTGCTCCTGCTGATGTTGGTAAATCATTTGTATTGCACGAAATTAAACCGAGTGCGGCTTCTTATATTAAACTTTATACAGATTCAGATTTTCGTATAGCCGATATTGGTAGAAGTACGTTAGCCACTCCAGTCGGTGAAGGTTTAATAACTGAATTTGTAACTCAAGCAGATAGCGCTGTCAGATTTACGCCTGGTATACTTGGTTATACAGATTCTGACAACGTACTAGGAGTTTCAATGCAAGTTAAAAATTTAAGTGGTGGAACAGCTGCAATAAGCGTACGTTTAAAAGCGTTAAAATTAGAGATATAGGAATAATACCATGACTGCTATAGCAACAGAAGCTTTAAAATTTAATTTTGCTGAATTACTGCATAAAGAAATTATAAACACGACTGATAGTAATCATTTCTATATCGGTATTGGTAAAAGTGATCAATACGATAGTGCTTCTGATAATACGATCGATCCTGTAAGAGTGAAAAGAGATGAACAAGAAGCAAGATATAATCTAGAATCGATTATCAAAGTTTCTGAAACTGCTATGACTTTTACTGTTCCAAGAAATAACTGGATAAGCGGTACTATATATTCTGCGTATAATGATAATCAAGTTGGATATCCAGCTCAGCCGTATTACGTAATTACTGAAGACCAACAAATTTACATCTGTTTAGCAAATAATCGTAATACTTCTGGAGTTGCTCAACCTTCTACTATAAAACCAAGTTTTTCTACTGAAGGTGTTGGTAATCATCAAGCATTTAAAACTGCTGATGGCTATATTTGGAAATACTTATATGAACTTTCAGTTGTTAAAGTAGCTGCATTTTTATCTTCTAATTTTATGCCGGTTGCAGTATTTGATTCTGCTACAGCATCTGGTGCAGCTGAACAAGATCAGGCTAAAATAAGAAAAACGGCTAAACCAGGTCAAATTATAGGTGTTGAAGTTGTAGATCCAGGTGCTGGTTATTCAAGTACACCAACTTTAAACATTATTGGAAACGGAACAGGTGCTGCAGGTACCGTTACGCTTAATGGTACGACTGTTGGAAAGATCGATATGAATTGTGTTGTAAGTGATTCTGGATTTGGATCTGGTTATGACTTTGCTCGAGCACAATTATCTGGTGGCGGAACACCGAGTAAAGAAGCAATATTACGTCCGATACTTGGTCCAACGAAGGGGTTTGGTCATGATCCAAGGAAAGATTTAAAATCATCTTCCTTAATGTTTAATGCAAAACCTGCTGGCGCGCAAAATAATAATTTTTCAATAACGACTTCAGGCACATTTGGTGGACAATCAGATTTTAGACAAATTACTTTATTTAAAAATTTAGATTTTGAAGACAGCGCAGTAGCAGGAAATAGAGTTCAACTTACAGATGCAAGAGCAAATCGAATTGTAACATTAACAACAAAACCTGCATTTGTTAAAGACGAAAAAGTAACAGGACAAACAAGTGGAACTGTAGCACATATCGATCACATAGATAGTACAGGCGGTGGAGCATTACAAATTCACTATCATTTTAATCACAGATCAGATTTTAGGCACGGTACGTTTTCAGGATCTGAAGTTATTCAAGGTAACACATCAGGCGTATTTGGAACAGTAGATTCTGATAGTCAACCAAAGATAGCCAACGTTGGCGCTATTAATCGGTTTAGCGGTGATGTACTGTATATTGATAATAGATCAAGGATTATAAGATCTGCTTCACAAACTGAAGATATAAAAATTGTACTTACAATATAGTAGAGATAAAAAATGGCAACAAATCTTTCAAATGTAACTTTCAGCAACGTTTATAAAGACGACTTTGCAGACAGTGATAATTTCCATAGAATATTATTTAATAGTGGTAAGGCATTACAAGCTCGTGAACTTACTCAAATGCAAACCATTATTCAAAAAGAAATCGAAAGATTTGGTTCAAATATATTCAGACAAGGTGGAGCGGTAACTGGCGGTGGTTTAACAATTGACAATAAACAAGAATTTGTAAATCTCGCAACGAATCAATTACCGGCCGATCCTTCTACACTTGTTGGAAAATACTATAAGGATAATACAAATAATTTAATTATTAGAATTAAAGAAGTTTTAGTAGCCAACGCGACTACATCTGATATTTCTATTGATGGTGCAAGTGCAGTTAACCATAATGTAGATACATTAATTATCGAATATATTAGTACAAGTTCAGGTACAGCCGGAACGACACCGGTAAGATTACAAGCCGGTAATATGCTACAAAGGATAGTTGCTGCTAATGATACAACTTTAGTTAACGATACTCCAAATTATCCAGATATGGCAGTAACAGCCGGTCATCCAAGTACAGGTCAAAACATATCTGGTTTAGGATTAAAAGCAAACATCGATAAAGGTAGTTTTTTCGTACAGGGCCATTTTGTATTTTGTAAAGCGCAATCAGTACACATACAAAGATTTTCTGAAAGACCGAATACAATCCTAGGATTTCAAATAGCAGAACAGATTATCAATACAGATGATGATGTTTCTTTGTTTGACAATCAAGGTGCGGCTCCAAATTTATCCTCTCCTGGTGCAGATCGTTATCGTATAAGTTTAACACTTACAACAAAAGCAAATGCGGGATCGAATAATTTTATTTACCTAGCAAACGTAGTAAATGGTAAACTTTCAGACGAAATAAACTTAGATAATTCATATAAGCAATTACAAGAAGTTTTAGCTCTTAGAACAAAAGAAGAGTCTGGTAATTATATCGTTAAAAGATTCGATTTAAATCCGTCTGAAGTAACATCTACAAAGATAAATTTTAACGTATCCGATGGTATTGCTTATGTTGATGGATATAGATTAGATTTAGATGCAAAAAGTTTAGAAGTTGATAGACCAACCACGACTCAAGAAGTTGAAGGCGAATTAGTTAGCGCTAACTTAGGCAATTATGTTGTCGTTGCTGGTGATCATCCAGATGATTCTGCTAGCTTAGAAAATAATAATATACCAGACATATCTAATTTTCAAAAGTTAAATTTATATGCAGCATTTTCTGCAGGACAGGGAACAGCTGGAGGTAATGTCGCAGATCATTCAACTTTAGTTATCGGATCAGCTCGTTGTCGAGGACTTTATAGAGAAACAACTGGTAGATATAGAATGCATTTATTTGATGTGCGAATGAAACCGAATCAATCATTTTCTTTTGTAAGAAGTATAGGTAGAGATCAAACAAGCTTCATGAATGTAGTTTTAGAAGGCGATCAAGCAGTTCTTAAAAATACTACAAACAATGATCTGTTATTTGCTCTTCCAAAAAATAGACCGCAGTTTGACGGTATTACTGGTCAATCTATGATTGTACAAAGAAAATTTCAATTTACTACGTCAATGGGACTTACTTCTATTTCAGGAGATAACGGTGGTGGTCTTCCTGCGGGTTGTGATGCATTTTTTGGTGGATCAAATTGGGTAGTATCAGAAGTTGGCGAAGGAATTGTTGAAGGCGCAGTTTGTTCAGTTGATCCTGGTAACGTAACATTTACAATTACTGGTTTACCAGTTGGCTCTAAAACATTTAATCTTCTTGCACAAGTACAAATGAGTGGATCTACTTCAGTAGCAGAAAGATCAAAAACATTAAAAGAAACTACAATAACTCGAGGTGCAACTTCTGATTCAGATGGAAGAGGATTTAAATTTATAAGTTTAGATAAACCAGATGTTTTTACAATTAAGGCTATAAAAGAAACAGATTCAAACGGTGTAGATATATCTGGAAATTTTGTATTAGATAACGGTCAAAGAGATAATTATTACGGCATAGGTAGATTATTACCTAAACAAAACGTTGATATGCCTGCGGGTAATGTATTTGTAAGATATCAATATTTCGAACATGAACCTTCGGTGACTGGTGTTGGCGGTCAAAAATGTTACTTTAGTGCTACTTCTTATAAGAATAACTCAAATGCAGTAGGATCATTAGATGGTACTGGAGTAACATATGAAACAATACCAGATTATACAAAGGGCAATGGACAAAAAGTTAATTTAAGAGATGTTTTAGATTTTAGACCAGTAGCTGTATTACAACATGACTTTGATTCAGCTGGTGCTACACTAAAAGCTAATGGTCATTTTAATATTACTTTTGATTCAAATGGTCCAGACGTTGCTGGTACAACTCCGCTTATTCATTTATTACCACAACCTGGCGGAACAGTTCAAGCCGATATAACATATTTTTTAGGAAGAAAAGATCGTCTAGTTGCAAACTCTTCAAATCTTAGAGGTGGAAGATCTGCGACTGGATCTATAGATTACATTCAAGGTTTACCAAGCTTTGATCCTGAATTACCAAATCTTCCAAACGGAGCTATGCCACTTTATAACGTCAATTTAGGTGGAAATACAGTTAATACAAAAGATATTACTACAGAGCCGTATGCAAATAAAAGATTTCAAATGGCCGATATTGCCAGATTAGAACGAAGAATTGATAATTTAGATGAAGTCACATCATTAAGTTTATTAGAATTAAATACGTCAACACTTAATGTTGTAGACTCTGCTGGAAATTCAAGAGTAAAATCTGGATTTTTAGTAGATAATTTTAGAGATTATTCATTTACAGATATTACTAATAATGAACAAAGAGCAAGTATTGATCCACAAGCAGGATATTTATCACCTTTAGTTGTATCAAAGGTTACAAGATTACAATACGATTCAGCTGATGCTGCAAGCAACGCTGCTCTTCGTGGAGATAACTTATACTTATCAATGTCAGATTCTGCAGTAGAATACATTAATCAAAATCTTGCAACTACTACAGAAAATATTAATCCATTTGCAGTCATCAGATCAAATGGACATATCGAATTATCGCCTGCTACAGATACATGGGTAGAAACTCAATTTGCGCCAGCCGAAGTTAATGGTGGTGGAACTGTAACGCAAGTAGTACCAACACAAGTTCAATTTGGAAGTTTAGCCGCTTTTAGAGATAATTGGATTGGACAACCGACTGCGTGGAATGTTGGAGAAACATCAGTAGCAGCGTCTGGTAGAAGAAGAGATTTTTCAAGAACAAATACAAGAAGTGTTACAATTAGTGGTGGATTTGATACTGTAACTACACAAGTTGGGGAAAGAGTATTAAGTGTTTCAATATTACCGTTTATGAGATCAATTAAAGTTTACTTTAGAGCTCAAGGCTTAAGAAGAAAAACAAGACACTTTCCGTATTTTGGTGGCAGTGCAATTGACAATTTTACGAGACAAGAATCATTTGCTCGATATTCAACAAGAACCGATGCGGGTTCGGTAAGTGCCGGTGCTACCGCTCATCCAGATGGTTCGACTAATCTTATTTCAGATAGTAATGGAACTATTACAGGTTCGTTTATCATTCCAAGTAGTAATACATTGCAATTTAATACAGGTACGCAACAGTTTAAATTATTAGATATTAGTGGTGGTATAGATTCGAATTCTATATCTTCAGCTAATACTTCTTTTACTGCGTCTGGTACATTAGAAACAAGACAAAGAATATTTACATCAACAAGGGTTGAAAGAGTTCAAACTGTTGTTGAAGAAAGCACACAATCATGGACACAATGGGTTGATCCACTTGCACAATCATTTTTAGTTGATCCTATCGATAATCCAAATGGTGTGTTTATAACTAAAGTAAAGATTTATTTTGCAACAAAAGATGATAATCATGGTGTGCCTGTTCAGTGTCAGATAAGACCAATGGAAAATGGAGTTCCCGTAAATCAACCTTTACCGCAAGCTGTTAAGTTTGTAGAGCCTGCCAGTGTTAACGTAACTGCTCTAAGTGGTGCAACGATGAGTGGCGTGCAAGGTGCAGGAACTGATTTTAAATTTGATGAACCAATTTATTTAGCGCCTGGTGAAGAATATGCGATTGTTCTTCTTGCAGAATCAACGGCTTATACGGTCTATGTAGCAGAAACTTATGAGTTTGTTGTTGGCACAACATCTCAAAGAATAGCTAAACAACCAACGCTCGGTTCATTATTTTTATCTCAAAATGGTTCAACGTGGACACCTGAGCAAAGTAAAGATTTAATGTTTACTTTATTTAGAGCAGATTTTAATACAAGCAGTTCAGCAATATTAAATACGCAAACTCCTCCAAGAGAAACATTAGCCACTAATTCAATTCAAACTGTAAATGGCGATGCAGACGTAAGGGTATTTCATACTGGTCATGGATTTTCTAAAAATGATAAAGTTACTATTGAAGGTATAACTGATACTATAGCAGGTATAACTGCAGCTAACATAAATGGAAATAGAACGATAACAGAAGTAGACGCAACAGGTTATACGTTCGGAGCTGGAGCTGCAGCAAATTCAAATGTTAGAGGCGGTGGAGCTAATATGGTTGTAACTGCTAATACTGTATTTAATACTTTTCTACCGCAAATACAAACTTTACAAGTATTAAATACTAATATATCGGCTGAGGCAAAATTTACTACTGGTCGTTCTTTTGGTAATTCAAATTCTAGAACTTCTGGCAGATCATACGCTAAAGATACTAGTTTTTCTAATATCGTTTTAAATGAATTTAATTTTACAGATAATTCAAAGGTAATACTTACCGATTCAAATGCTACAGAAATAAGTAATGCCAAATCTGCCACTATTAAATTAAATCTATCTACAAATGATTCAAAGGTTTCGCCAATAATTGATTTACAAAGAGTAAACTTTGTTGGATTTGAAAATTTAATTGATAAACTAGATTCAACAGGAACTGGCGGTGATGGTATTAAACCAATATTAACATCATTTGTGCATGAAACAGAACCAACAGATGGTACGCATTCGGCTAAACATTTAACAAAACCAGTTAACCTAGAAGAATCCGCAGTTGGATTAAAGATATTATTTGCAGCTAATAGGCCAGCTGATTGTCAATTTAGAGTTTATTATAGAACTGCGACGTCAGATGAAGATCTATCTACTCAAGCTTTTAGATTACAACCAGAATTTAGTAACAATCCAGCTGATGACGATAATCAAACTTTTAGAGAATATGAATATCTACCAGGTGGACAAATTGGTAATTTAGATGCATTTACAAAATTTCAAATTAAGATTGTTATGAGATCAACAAATCAATCTAAGATACCAACATTAAAAGATCTTAGAGTAATTGCGATGGTGACATAATGAGTGATCATATACGAGTTGAAGGGCATTCATATCTCATGAGAGATGGCCAATCCGGAGCTATAATAAATACAAATGTAAATGAAATGACTCAAGCGCGTGTAAGAAAAGCACAGTGGAAAAAACAACAAAATGAAATAAAAGAATTGAAAAGCGAATTACAAGAAATGAAAAAACTTTTAAATCAAATGATAGAGGTAAATGATGGCCGTAACAGTAGTTAATTTATCTGATACCATTTCACAATGGGTGACTAAAACGAATACTATATCAAGTGATTTAGGTGATAAATCTCTTTTAGCAACACCTGTTACGACTGATGTAGTATCTGCAATTAATTCTATTAAAACAAGAGATTCGGCTGGTGTAAGAACAATAGAAAATTTCACAAGTTTTAACTTCGATAACGTTGTAACATTACAAATATTCGACTCATCAGGAAGTGTATTAAAAACGCTTAGAACGCCGGGGTCTTAAATGGCCTATCGTTTTCCTTTATATTACGATCGCAGTAATGATTCGTTAAGAACCATGACGCAGGCTCAGTTAGTCGAGATCGTTGACGCTGTTAGATATGAATTTGGAAAAAATCCATTTCCAAGTTTATTAACAATACCAAGTGGCGGTAATTTTCCCGCATTAGAAGAAACAAGATTACAAGCAGGAACTCACGTAACTCATCCGAGTACTTTTATTGACGCACCTAATACTTCAACTGTCACAACAACATTTCAAAAATTAGATCAAGACGTAACCAATAGTACTAACATGGATACTTCTATTATGCCTATGCCATGTTACTACGATACTGGTGACGGTTCTATTAAACATATGTCGATGCAAGATGTAAAAGATACTTTTATCTATCCAGCATTAACAATATTATCTGATGGCACAGATCAACCTGGCACATACAAAGTAACAACTATAACAAATTTAGCTGGTCACTCCGTTGATGTCGGTAATGGAGCTTTTTACATCGATACTCGCGCAGATGCTTCTGCTTATACATCTTCAAATATACCAGAAACTCAAGATCAGCCAACCACAATAACATCATATTATATTGCGAGAGTTAATAACATTCCTGATCCTGTTCATCAATATCCAATGGTCATATTACCTGATGGAAATATTCACGAATATATAAAAGTAGAATTTAGAAGATTATTACGACATACCGTACGATCGGCTTCAAAATTCGACACTGGTTTTAAGATAAGATATGGATATAATGACGGATCCACACATACTTCTGCTGGAATAAATATGGGTACAGGTATAACAGATACAAGATTAAATAATCAAACAACTGGACAACTTCAAGTTCATGGCGATGATTATAGAACTCAAGATTTTCCTTCTGGCACACCGATAACAGCTAACACTACTTTTTTAAGAATACGGAGAGATTAAATATGCAACCTGGTTATGAATTTGTTGAAGCGAGATTTATAGATGAAGACCACCTTAACGTAGCAGTTATGTGGAAATCACCAGAAGAACAACTTATAGAAGAAGTTATATCTTCAGATCCAACTCAACCACAATGGAATCGACTTATGAAACACACAACAGAAAAAGCTGTGTGGGATCGAACTGCTGAATGGAAATTAGAAGAAAAGAAAAAGTTTGATGCTTATATCAGACCTGTAGTTGATGTTGAAGTTGAAAGAAGAGTTCAAGCAGAAATAGCTCTTAGAGAAAAAAAAGTTAAAGAAGAAGTAGCTCATAGATTAGTTGAAACATATCCTGTTTTAGTTGATGAGTTAAATACAAAAAGATCTGAAGTAACAAATTTAGTAAAATTAGTTAAAGGAAAAGAAGGGGAAATAGACAATTTAATAACAAATGTTAATTTAAAAGAAGGCGAAGTTCAGATTTTAGCAAGAGATAATAAAATTCTTGTAGAAGATATTGAAAGAATAAACTCGAATATGCTAGAGTTTATCGACAAGCCTTTTACTGCAGCTGCTTCTGACAAATTCCAAAAAGAACTTACAGCTATTAAACAGCAATTAATGCAGGAAATGACTATGACTCCTGAAAAATTATTTCAATTACTTATTGAAAATAATGAAAATGAAGAACATTTATTTAAATTTAAGTTAGAAGCTTTTAAATTAGATCATATTAAAAATGCCAAATCTAAAAAAATAAAAACAGATATACGAAAAGCAAAAACTCTTATCGAATTGTTTAAATTAATATAATGAATATAATATTTGTTAAATGGGGTACTAAGTACTCGAGTGATCACGTTATCAATTTATATAATTCTTTAAAGAATTACGATTATCCAAATCACTACTATTATTGTTACACAGATAGAGATGCAGATATTTTAATTAATGCTGGTCTTAGAACAGTTCCTATTCCAGAAAAACCAATGTTAAAAAGGTGGTGGAATAAGCTTAAAATGTTTGATAAAGATTTTCCATTAGTTGGAAAAAATTTATATTTTGATTTAGATGTTAAAATAAATTCTGATCCTTTTAATATCGTTGAACAAGTCAATTGGAATAAACTAACAGTAATTGATTGTCATTGGAAAAAATCTAATTTATATAAAAGATTGTCTAATTACGATGTTGATATAAATTCATCAATGCTAGCGTGGCATTCTAAATCAACTAGTGTGCATGAAATGTGGGATCATTTTTATAACTCTGGTTATAAAGATTATTTTTTAAGAAAATACGTTGGAATAGATCGCTATATAGTACATGAAGATTTTGAATATAATACATTTCCACATGACTTTATACAATCATATAAGTATGAACCAGATAAAAAAGCACCAGTGACAACTTATGAAGAGGTAAATTTTGAAGGAACAAATTCTATATCGTAGTCTTAAGATTATAGAAGAAATATATGATGAATCACAATACGGCGTAGATGATTTATATCGTATAAAGGATATTGTACATTCGTTAGACGACAATCATTGGAATAGTAAACAATGGCTTGTCGATACGTTAACGCCTATTCATAAAAAATTGTTTCCAAATAATTGTAAAATGTATATTGCAGGTGGCTGGTATGGATTACTTGGTCATCTTTTACGTGATAGATTTAGTGATAATCATATCGTCTGTGGCGATATAGATCCTATGACAGAACACTATGGCCATAAGTTATTTTATGATAGAGATATAGAATTTAAAATTGAAAACTGTTTACAGTCAAAAGATTTAGACGCTAATATAATTATTAATACTAGTTGCGAACATATGGATAAAGATGATCTTGCAGACTTTATACAAATGAAAAATAAAGAATCTTTAATAGTATTGCAAACTAATGATTATTATGAGTTAGATTCTCATATTAATTGTTCAAATACATTAGAAGAATTTTGTGAGTTTGTTGAACCTTTATTATCAAAGAAATGGATTGTATCTAAAGCATCTTTAGATTTAGGCGACTTTAGTAGATACATGGTAATAGGTCAATGAACGTAGTTTATAGCATATACATTGATATTGACGATAATAATTTAGACAATCCTGGTTGGTGGGAAAATGGTGTACAAATAAAAACAAACAAGAGTTTAGAAACTAAATTAGCATTTAAAAGAAATTATGATAAATTAAATAAAGTAAAAAAAGATTATGCAGAATTAATAGGAGCCGACTATGTTTTATTTGAAAATGATAACCAATACAAAGAATATTTTAAATCATTTCAAAAAAAATATTCACAGATATCTGAGTACGATGTTATAAATTTTTATAAGCAATGGTTAATGAAAGAGATGGCATTGAAATATGATAGTGTTTGCTATCTAGATTTTGATGTTATACCAAATACAAAAGATGATATATTTAAAGCACATAAAATAGATACGCATTTTGCTTGTGCTGAAAATAATTCTTTAGCATTATGGGGAAAAATAGTAAATCCAAATAAATATAATACTTGTATTCGAAATCCTGCATCAAAATATTGGAATTGCCATGCAATGTTATTTGAAAAAGGATTAGAGCCAGAAACTGATGTTTTTAATACAGCAATTATGGTTTCGTCAAGTAAGATAATAAATCAATTAAATTATTTTGGTGATTTTGATAAGACTTTAGATTTAATGACTTACGTAAAAAATGATAAAGATTCTATGTACCCTCATAATATAAAAAGAGTTTTTGGATATGATAACGAAACTGTGTTTGCTTACAGAAGAGTAGTTAATGAAATAAAAATAGATTATATTACCGATGATTGGCACTGGAGAGTTGATTCGGATATATGGAAAGAAGACGCAAAAATGTTTCATGTCATGAATAAAAAGTTTGGTTTATTTTTATGAAAATATATTGTGTAAGTATAGGTGAAAAATATGGACCAGAGTTTGAGAAATATTTAGAAAATAAACTTGGTACAATAATTTGGATACGAGATCAAATAGCTCCTAACGTTCCATTGCAATGGAATAAAATGTACCCGATGTCTTTAAGTGATACCGAACCTGTTTGTGTAATTGATTTAGACATTGTTTTAGAAAATGATTACATGGATTTATTTAATTATCCAATAGAAAGAGGTGAGTTTTTATCAATTCATGGTTGGTGGAGAGATGCGCCGGGTTATACATTAAATGGTGGATTTTTTAAATACTATCCGATTGACTGTAACTACATATATGAAAAGTTTATGTCTGATATTGAAAAATGGAAAGTACATTATATTAAAAATAAAACTACAATCGGTCCAGTAAACGGCGAACAATATTTTGTAGAAGATAGTGTTAATGAAAAATTAAAATTAAAACTTGCGCCTGCAAGTTGGGTTACAAGATGGAAAAACGATTACAGTCATATATGGTTTGAAGAATTAACAAAGAAATATATAGATGCATCAGGAGAAGATTATCTTAAAAAAGATGATTGGAATCCTAATATAAAACTAGTTCATTATAATCACACATTAAATAAACCACAATGAAATGTTTAGTACCAGATACTGGAATTACAATCAATCCGATAGGAGAGCTTGTATTATGCTGTGCAGCTGATCATGTTCCTATTGGTCATATTAAAGATATAGACGATGTTTCTGATTTTTTTAATTCAAAAGTTTATAATGATTTAAGAAAAAAATTTAAATTAAAAGAATTTCCTAATCAATGCGATGTATGTAAAGTTCATTATGATGCAGGAAGAATAGCAAGATTTGATTCTTATAATAGAATCTTTAATTTTCCTACATATGAGCAGGACATTTCTAGTAAAACAATACCTATACGTTATTTAGAAATTACTACAAGTAATATTTGTAATCAGATGTGTGTTACTTGTTCTGGTAAATATTCATCTAAATGGGCTCCATACGAACAGCATGCTATTGATGTTGGATTAAAATGGAGAAATGAAAATCATAAGTTTCATACAGAAATTTATAAAATGACTGATAACGACGTTGATAAGATTTTAAAAATAGTTCCGCACCTACAACATTTAACAATAAAGGGTGGTGAGCCTTTTGCTGATCATAATAATATAAAGATACTAAAATTATTAGGAGAAACAAACCCTAAATGCCGTGTAGAGATATGTACTAACTTTCAATTAGTGACTAATACAGTTATTGATTTACTGCATAAAATAGAAGATGTTCATATACAAGCAAGCATCGATGGAACTTATGCTTTATACGATTGGATTCGTGGTGGTAATTTTGAAAAAACAATCAACAATATCAATAGATATCATGCAGTAGAAGGAAGACAAGTTCTTCCGGCTGTATGCATATCAATATACAATTGGATGAACATTGTTGAGCTAATAGATTTTTTTAAACCTATGAAGGCAGTTCCAATGGTTGGTCTTGCAAACTTAGTAACATTTCCAAAGTATTGTTCACCACTATATTTGTATCCTCGACATATAAAAGAAGGCCTTGATAAATTTTATAATTATTTAAAGGGTTATAAAAAGATTACAGAAAAAAGTTACAAGTGTGACGACTTAATAATAAGTGGCGTCAATAATATTAAAAGTGTAAAATATACAGAAGATTTTTTAGGAAACGATGTTATACAAAAACGCATGATAGAATGGATAGATTTTTGTTTAATTGCTCGTCAAAACAATGAAGACATATACGAATTAGCACCATATTTAAAAGAATATAATAATGCCAAGTCCTAGATACATTTATTTACATAAAAAATTAACTAAAAAAGTTAATCCAGAATCTTTGATAATTGCTAATAAAAAAAGAACTATTCCAGAATATCAAAAATACATTAGCTGTTTCGCACCTTTTAATCATCTTAGAATTAATAGATTAGGCGAAGTATCACCGTGTTGTTTTGCTACATACAGAGAAAGATGGAAAAGAGGTAGTGTTAGTTTACGTGAAATTTGGTTTGAAGGTATCATGACCAAATATCAAGAGCAAATGATTAATCAAAAATTACATTCGGGTTGTACTATATGCATTAATAAAATTAATCGAAATATTACTCCGCATATTCCAGATTATGATTGGAATGATAATGATAGAATGAGAAGCGCACTTAATATAACCTATCCTAAAATACTCGATATCGAATTATCTAATTTATGCAATTTAGAATGTCCTATGTGTTTCGGTTTTTTATCGTCTAAGCATGCTATGAATCGAGATAAATTTTATAATGAAAAAGCTGATAAAGCAGATCGAGGTAAGAAAAAAGAATGGGGCGCAAATAGATTTGATAGCGATAAAAACTTAGACGCGTTTATTGAAGAATTAAAAGAATTTATACCGCATTGTAAAGAAATGCGTTTTTCAGGAGGTGAGCCTTTTGCACATAAAGCCATGTATAAGATAGCAAAAGTAGTTGCAGAAATTAATCCAAAAGTTAAATTAGAAATATGTACAAATGGAACTGTATACAATAAAAATGTTGAAAAAATTATAAAAGAAAATAACGTTTATTTCTCATTTTCTATCGATACTGTAATACCAGAAGAATATAATTCTATTCGTGTTGGTGCTGAATACGAAAAAACATTTCGAAACATTGAAAAAATATCTCAATTAACGAAGCCAGAAAATATAACAATATCTACTGTTTTAATGAGTAAGAATTGTGAAAACTTTATAAAATTTTTTAAATGGGGTTACGACAGAAAATATAAAATATTTGTTAATACGTATGATCTTCATGGAAGAAGAAGATGGATACCTGATTGGAGTTTATATTTAGTTGACAAAGAAATAAAAGATAATGTTGTCAAGCAATGCGAATATTGGTTAAACAAAATTAAAATAAACGAAGAAGATTATAAGTCAGAGGATTTGCTTGAAACTATAAATTTAGCTAAAAAATTAGCTACTGTTCGAGTGTATAATGATAATTATGAAAATCAGCTTAAAAAAGTAATATTTTTATTGAAAGAAAATAATAGTAATGTCTAGACATTTTCATGGAAAAGAAAATAGAGATCTTATAAAGCATAAACATTTTGTATATGAACAAGATGGTGTTTATCATAAAAAAATTACCAAATTCAGAACGCGCCATTGGTTTAATGATCCAGCTCGTGGTAAATCATATGCAGAAAATAAGTGGTTTAAAACTTATAAGAAAAGATTTAATAATCATCCTAATTTTGTATCTTTATTACACATTGATTTTGATGACAAATATTATAAAATGAGTAAAATCGATTACATTTGTACATTATATGAAAGATTAGATAATTTACTAGTAAATCAAGCAGCAAAAAAATATTCTAAAAATAAAAACAAATATTTAGAAGATGAAAAAGAATGTATACAAAAAATATTTAATCAATATAAAATTATTGTAAATTATATTCTTTCGTTTAACGACAATTTTTTACATACTGATATATGGGGTTATCAAAATATATTAGTTGATAAAAATAATAATCTATTCTTAATCGATCCAGACGGATTTTCACATTTAAGCAGATATCACTCACACTGGGCAAAATATAAGATGTATAAAAACCTAGCAGATATCAAAAGAATAGAACTTTTCATTATAAATAATGATATTAATATCTCTTGGGAAAGAATTAGATACGGTTATTTGTCAGATAGTTGTAAAATACCTGCATCTATTTAAACTTTATATTATATAAATAACATAAATAGTTTTTTTAAGGTATTTTATATAAATGGCTAGGTACGAAGAATTCACTATAGATAAAGGTTCAGACGTTTCAATTCAATTGGAATTGACTGATGCGGGTGGTGGAAAGAAAAATCTAACTGACCACTCATTAAGAGCAAGAATAAAGAAAAATTATAATGATAGCGCAGGAGAAGCTATTAACTTTTTTACAGCAATACCTCTTGAAACCCAAACTCAGGGTGTTGTTACTTTAGGATTGACGCATGGTCAAACTAAAAGTATGAAAGCTGGAAGGTACGTGTTTGATGCTGAGTTAAATCATATTGCTGCAGGTGGACTTCGAATAAAGGAACGTGTTTTAGAAGGTATTATTACTGTTACGCCTTCTGTAATGGATTCGGCATAGGAGAAATAAATGGCGACAATCGTAAATACAATCACACAATCGACTCCGAGTTCATCACCGGCTGAGGGTCAAGAAAAGAAAAATTTCGATTCGTCAAGAATAGACTTTTTATCAAGTTCATTCGCAAATATTGATTCAGGAAGATATACAAATCTTCATATCGATTCAAGCCATATTAATACATTAACTGCTAATAGTATTTCCTTTACTGGATTAAATGTTGATTCAGGTAATATTACTACGCTATCAACGACTACTCTAAACCCTGCTACTATAAATGCTACTACCATAAATGGTGATTCTGGTAACTATGTAAATCTTACGGCCACTAATTTAACTGCTACTAATTTAAATATTAGTAATGGTACTACACTTTCTTTTTCAGGTATATTTACAAATTTAACGGCTGATTCAGCTAATATTACAAATATCACATCGCATACTTTAAAAAGAACACCACCTGCCGGTGTAACGCCTGGCAAATACGGTCAGATGGGTGCTAATAGTAAATTATCTAAAGCGCCAATAATAACAGTTGACTCTTCTGGGTTTATCAATATAACAGATCAAGGCGCTGTTGCTGGTGTGGCAAGTACTGCTTTTGATAGTGCAAGTTTTAACTTTAGTATTAATACCACTGATAGTGGAAGTACACCAGTAGTTAAAATGGCTCATACAAGAAAGCCTGGTTTGGATGCGAGTGCGGGTTTTTATGGAACATCATCTAAAATTCCAACAGTAAAAATAAATCAATACGGTCATGTGGATAGTATTGCTTTAGTTGATATTGCAGGAATTAGTAGTACAAACTGGGATTCAGCAAACTCAACGTTTCAGATTACTCAAACTGATGGAAGCGTTGTAAGCGAAGTCATTAACGGTTGGGGTGACAATCAAAAAATATTTTTAGGTACTGGACAAGATTTACAAATCTATCATGATACAACAAACAGCGTTATTAAAGATAACGGTGATGGTAGTTTAATTCTTGCTAGTGATAATGTCGCTATTCAAAATGTTGGTCAAACAGAAACGATGGCTACATTTCAACAAGATGCAGGTACTGCTTTATATTTTGACAACGGACAAAAATTAGTAACAACAACGGCTGGTGTTCAAGTTACTGGTACTATGACAACAACTTCTGGAATTACTGCAGGTAGTCATATCTTACCAGCAACTGATGGCGACGTTGATCTCGGATCTGCTACAAAGAAATTTAGAGATTTACATTTAAGCGGTTCAACTCTTAAAATCGGAACTATACAATTTAAAGATAGCGCATCTGGATTAAGAGTAGAAAAGATTACTGGCAATGAGGTAGTTCCGATTGTTTTTAGAGAACTTAACGTTGATTCTGCTACAGTAACAGGTAATATTACCGCAGGTACTTTTACAGGTGACGGTAACGCTCTTACTAATTTTAATCCAGCTCAAATTAGAACACATATAACTGCAGGAACTGGTGTTAGTTTCGTTGGCGGAGAAATTGCAATTGGTCAAGCAGTTGGTACTGGTAATGATGTACAATTTAAAGATCTTATATTAACTGGAGACTTAACAGTTCAAGGTAATACAACTACTTTAAATACCGCAACCTTAGATGTTGAAGATAAAAATATTACGATTGCAAAAGGTGCAGCATCAGCGGCAGATGCAGATGGTGGTGGTATAAACATCGAAGGTGCTGGTGCTAATTTTACTTACACAAGTAGTAATGATAGATTTAATATGAATAAAGACCTTCAGGTTTCCATGATGCATGGTAACGTAACAGGAACAGTATCATCACTAGCAAATCACGATACAGATGCTCTTTCAGAAGGTTCTACGAATCTTTATTTTACACAAGGTAGAGCAAGACAATCTATTAGCGGTGATAAGGGTTTAACTTATAACTCTGGTACCGGAATCATGGACGTTGATTCATCGAATATTATAGAATTTACAAGAGCTTCTTTAGGAGGTGATAAAGGTTTAACCTATAATACTACAACCGGTGTCATGGATGTTGATTCTGCTAATGTAAAAGAAATGTTTACTGGTGTGAATAACATAGTATATAATAATTCCACCGGTCAAATTCGTACAAATATAACAAGTGCAGATCTATCAACAGATAGTTCTTATTTAACTGCCACATCATCTAATCAAGTAATATCATCAATATCAGCATTAACTCATAGAAGTGTAAAGTTTTTAGTTCAAGTACGAGTTGATGCAGGTGGAGAAAAAGTTCAAACTTCTGAGATAAATGTTATACATCAAGGTGGAAATGCATTTATGACAGAATACGGTAGAGTAGGTAATACTGACGATAATTTGGCTACTTATGATGCAGACATAAACACAAATAATTTAAGATTGTTAGTGACTCCAGCAAACGCAAATACAGAATTTAAAGTATTTAAAACGGCAGTCAAAATCAATACAACTTAATAACGGCAGTTAATATTACAGGATAGATCATATGCCTATTAGAAAAATAACGTTACAGAGAGCAGCTACAGATAAGCCGCAGCTAGGGATAGATTTTATTGATTCGAGTTTTGCGTTAGACTCATCAGAAGCAATTCAACTACTAGGATTTAACCCAACACTTGGTGGAAGTTTTGTAGACTCTGCGGAAGCTAGAAAACTTATTGAAGGAGATAAAGGTTTAACTTATAACTCTGGTACAGGTGTTATAAGTGTTGACTCAGCAAACATCAAAGAAATGTTTGAAGGAGATAAAGGCTTAATCTACAATAATTCTACCGGCGTTATGAGCGTAGATTCTTCTAATATTATAGAATTTACTCGAGAATCAATATCCGGCGATAAAGGTTTAACTTATAATAATACTACTGGCGTATTTAATCTAGATTCAGCAAATGTTAAATTAATTTTTGGAACAGATAATAAAGGTTTAGTTTATAGTAATGGTACATTTAACGTTGACTCTACAAACATAAAAAGTTTTACTGTTGCTGATGCTATCAATAACGGTATCACGGATGTTGCACCTTCACAAAATGCGGTATTTGATAATTTAGCTTTAAAAGCAGATATATCACTTGTTCCAACTTTAGGCGATGATTTTGTTGATTCGGCCGAAGCAAGAAAATTAATTTCAGGTGATAAAGGATTAACATATAATAATGCAACCGGTGTTATGGATCTCGACTCTGCTAATGTTACAGAAATTGCTCGAGCAAGTATTATATCACATAATAAAGGAATAACATATAATAATACTAGTGGTGTTATTCAAGTTGACTCTTCAAATATTAATGCAATAGCTGACGCAAGAATAACCACTGCCTTAGCTGGTAATATTATAATCGGTGGTAACTTAACAGTTACTGGTACATCAACAACCACAATATCGAATACAGTTAATATCGGTGATAATATAATTGTATTAAATGCCGATGAAACTGGAGCTGCTTCGCAAGATGCAGGGATCGAAATAGAAAGAGGAACAGATACTAATGTTCAACTTAAATATGATGAAAGTTTAAATAGATGGCGTTTTACTAACGATGGTACAACTTTTCAAGATTTAGGAGCAGGTACTGGTGATATTACCGGTGTTAATATTACTGCTGGCACTGGACTAACAGGTACGGTAAGTACGTCTTCAGGTGATCATACACAAACACTTGATGTTGATGTTGGTACTGCAGCTAATAAAATAGTTCAATTAGATGGTACTGCAAAGTTACCAGCAGTTGATGGTTCTCAATTAACAAATCTACCATCCGCATCAACCGCCTTTACTTCTTTAACAGATACGCCTGCTAATTTTACTGGTGCTGCAACTAAAATAGTAAGAGTTAATGCCGCTGGAAATGCATTAGAATATTTAACTGATACAACATTAGTTGATGCTGATTTTTCTTCTGCAGGTTTAATGAAAACAGATGGAGCTGGTAATTATTCGTTAGTTACAGATGCAAGTGCTAATTGGAATACCGCATTTGGTTGGGGCAATCATGCTAGTGCTGGTTATTTAACATCGCAAACATCTCATGCTGATGTTTTAGTTGATGGTGATTTTTCATCAGCAGGTATCATGACAACAAATGGTTCTGGCACTTATACTATAATTACAGACAATAGTTCAAATTGGAATACTGCGTTTGGTTGGGGTAATCACGCCAGCGCTGGCTATCTTACTGGTACTTTACCAACTATAGGCAATGATTTCGTTGATTCAGCCGAAGCTGCTAAAATACCAGAAACTGAATTTAGCGTAACAACAGCAAATGGCGGTGTGTACAAATTTACTGGCGATGGTTTCCCCACTCAATCAGGTGATAATCCACCTATCTTTTTTACTCGTGGTAAAAAATATGTTATAAACAATTCTTCTCATTCAGCACATCCACTTTATATCAAAACAGTTGGCGGAGCTGGAACAGGAAATCAATATACATCGGGAGTGTCTGGACAAGGAACTGTTAAAGTTACTTTTGAAGTTCCAATGGATGCTCCAAAGAAATTATATTATCAGTGCTCTATTCACGCTGCTATGCAGGGTGAAATTTTCATTGCAAATCCTGAACATGGACCTGACTCTGCAGACGTCAATACATTAGCAGATGCTAGAATAGCTGCTGCTTCAATTAACGCTTTATCAGACGTAAATACTGCAGGTATATCAAGCGGCCAAGTTTTAAAATATAACGGATCACAATTTGTAGCAGGTAACGATTCGAGTACCGTTGGTATTCAATTCGCAGATTCAAATGGAACATTAGCAACATCAGGTACGTTAGTAACTTTTACTGGAGCCGGTGTTGTTGTTTCCGGAACAGGCGCAAGTAAAACTGTTAATATTTCAGGTGGTGGCGGCGGTGGTGGTGGCACATTATCTAATGTTGTCGAAGATACGACTCCACAACTTGGTGGATCATTAGATGTAAATGGACAAAAGATTGTTTCAACATCTGGTGGTGATATCGATATTGAACCAAACGGAACAGGTGATGTTTTACTTGGTAACTTTAAGTTTGATGCTGATCAAACGGTTGGTTCTGGTCAAGATAACTACGTATTAACTTATGATCATTCTGGCGGAAAAATAAGTTTAGAAGCTGCTTCTGGTGGTGGCGGTGGAAGTGCTATTACAATACAAGAAGAAGGATCCTCGTTATCAACTGCCGCATCTACAATTAACTTTGTTGGTGCAGGCGTAACTGCTACTGGATCAGGAGCAACTAAAACAATTACAATTGGTACAACAATTGCCACTGGTAATATAGCAGAAACATTTACTGGTAACGGATCAGATACCGCTTTTACTTTAACAAATTCTTTCACAACTAATAGTGCCGTCGTATTTTACAATGGTCAACATTTAACACCAACTTCAGATTATGCAATAAGCGGTCAAACATTAACATTTACATTTACACCTGTTAATGGTTCCGAACTCGTTGTTAGAAATATAAATGCCGGTAGAACAAAAGTTGATACATTTACAGCAAATGGATCCGATACCGCATTTACAACAACAAATGTTTATAGTAAAATTGAAGAAATTATGGTATTTGTAAATGGTAGTTTATTAGTTCCAACTACTGATTATACATTTAGTGCACCAAGTACTGTTACATTTACTTTTACACCAACAAACAATTCTGAAATAGCTGTAAGAGGTTCTGGTGAAAACGCAATACTTGCGAATAGATTTACATATGTAGCAACTGCAAGTCAAACAGCATTTACCGGTAACGATGCTGCTGGTGCAACAATGGCATTTACAGCAGATAATATTGACGTATATTTAAACGGATCAAAATTAAGTAAGCAACAAAATGATTATTCAGTAAGTGGTGGTAATACAGTAACGCTTACTACTGGAGCAACCCTTAATGATATTTTAGAAGTAGTCGTAATGGATCCATATGAAACGGCTAATGTTTTACAAACAACAAATAATTTAAGTGATTTACCAAATGCGGCAACTGCAAGAACAAATTTAGACGTCATAAGTTTAACAACTTTAAAAGCAGAAGTTGCGGCTTCAGCAGACTTTGCAGCATTTAAAGCCAGAATAGCAGCATTATAATAAAGGATATATAAATGTCAAGAGCTAGAGAAAGAGCAGATAGAGGTGGAACAAGTCCGATTAGGATCGGTACGACTATCTTAAACAAAGATAGCGCCGGTGACTTAACGGTAAAAGATAGTGCCCAAGTTCTTAAAAAAGTAATTGCAGCCGAAGTTCAAGTTGGAACCGGTGCTGATAAAATTGTTATTAAAAGAGATAGTGACACAGGTAAAGTTGCTTTTAAAACAGCGGATAGTACAGGCGTCGAGGCCATTACCGACTTTGGATCTGTGTTATCAGTGGATTCTGCTAGTCTTTTACCTGTATCTGGTAATGCTAAAGGCGATTTAAAATTTGTAACGAATTCAAAGGCATTATATCTATGGGACAGTTCAGCGTGGGTAAATTCAAATGCAGTAACAAGATTTTATTTTGTAGTAGCTGGTTCTGTTGCTGCTTCAACTGGTACGGTTCAGTTTGTTCCAGATAGAACAATAACATTACAATCTATTACAGCTAAAATTGATTCTGCAGTTGGTGCAGCTCTTGTTTTTACAATTAAGAAAAACGGAAGTGCATTACAACAATTTACGTTACCAGCTGGTGATACAAGTGTAAGCGCTAACTTTTCAAGTGGTGCTGCATATTCTATTACAACGAGTAATAACTTGACATTAGATGTTGATAGCGGGACCGCTACTAACTTATCAGTAAGAGTTAATTATTATTAATATAAATACTAAAATATAAATTAGGAGTATTAACAAATGGCAATAACAATAACGACCAATACATTGAGTACTAATGCAAAGTACATCAATTATTCTGCGTCAACAGCTGCTGCCGATGCCAAGGATTTGTTGCTCGCTATTGCTAATGCGCTTGTAGCGATGCCAGCACCAAATCAGTGGACAAGAGTAGATACAGCTGGTTCTACCGCAGTACTTAACGCAAATGATGACGGAACCGTAGTTCTTAGAAGACAATGTGAAGATTTTGCAGATAGTGGACATTATCAATTTCTTGGTATAAGTTTATCAAGTGATGGTAGTGCATACACTATGAAATTAACACATTGTGCAGCATGGGGAACACTTAGTTCTGCAACCGGATATAGTGGTGTGGCTAAAAGTCCAGATGACACATTTTCATTCGCTGATGGTTTAAGAATACCTGCAGGTTTAATTAACTATAGTGCATCTGGTACAATATGGTTATTTAATGAAAACTTTGGAACATACTTTTGTTTTACTGGAACTGGTATTACACAAGGTTATGAAAATTCTTTTTATGTAGGAGAATACAAAAAAGATTTTGGTGAAAATGCTCCAACTGGAGAATATATACACAACGGTGTCGCAATTAATACAAGATACTGGTTTAAGGGAACTGGTGTTGGTGTTAATTTATTCCCAACATATTCCAGTTATGGATATTGGCCAATGGTAAGTAATTATGGACAATATTATAATTATGGTGGTGGTACTGGTATGGCTTGGAGAGATAATGGTCCTGGTAGTTATATGTATGGCAATACTTACTATGCTACACATTATAGTAGACACGGTAATGAGTATAGATCGCAATTTGCTCTAACAGAATATCCTATCATTAATGATACTGAGACTGGTGATTCAAATAGACGAAAAAAAGGTTTTACAAAATCTTCTAGTGAAATTTCTTCACCTGCAGCATGGGATCACACATGGCAAATTGGTACCTCAACTCGAGTTCACATGGGTTGGATGGGCTGGGTTGGCCATACACATAGAGGTAATGCATGTAGTATTATTTCACATTGGGATCAAAAAGATGCTGGTTCTGTACAGAACTATGGTGGAGATACATCTAGTGGAAGTTCGGAAGGTGGACCAGGATTATTTTCAAATGCAATGAATAAATATCGTCAAAGTTTTAGAACTTTAGGTATTAATCAAGGTACACCAGTTATTGGTTCAACTGCAATTGCTATATATGAACCAACATTAAGTTGTGGAATGTTAAATGCTCA